GTACTCCACCCGGTTTGCGGACTATCTGATGTACTGTCAGCTACAGCGTATTCTTCAATCACCGAAACAATAGTCGACTTCATTCCTTCATCGATATCGTTCAGCTTGTCTTCAAGAGTTTTGTTTGAAGTGGCAAACTTCACGCTGCTAGCAGACACTTCTAGTTTCCAATTACCGTCAGTGTCTTTGTAATATTTCAAATATGAATTAGAATCGCCGAAAGCGATCTGACCTTCTTTATCGATATACGTACCGCGAACACCCGCATTTACGTTATTCTTAACACCGGAATATATAGCGGAGTCAGTTATATTAAATCCGCCAATAGTAGCGTCAAATGCCACTAAGTCATGAATATTAACTTTTTCAGCTGTGATTGATTTAGCAGTAATAATGGAACCGTTCAAACTGTTATACTCGGTCTGTTCAGCTGTGGTTTTCATACCGTCAGTATTCAGCTTGTAATAAAGACCGTCCGTTCCCTGAATAACCAACTTATCAGCCTTAACGGTACCACCTTCGATTAAATCACCTACAATGGTTACACCGACAAGCTTACCGGTAACGCTAGTGTCACCAATGACTAAATCTTTGATAATACCGGATGTTGCATAGAAATGTTCGATAGCAGCTTTACCGATGTTGGCAAAGTCGATCTGAGCGTATTTAATTGCAGCATCATTAGCACTTAATTTATCGGTATCGAGTTTCTTAATCTCGCCTTCTACTGCCGTCAGTTTGTTTGTAGTGGTCTCTTCGAACTTAGCCTGCTGACCTGAAATATCTCCGACTTTCGCATTAGTAGCATTAAGATTCTCGACAGTTGCATACTTAATATCGGCTACTTCAGCATCGAGTTTCTTAGTTTTCAAGTCGTCGATTTCCGCTTTGGCTGCCGTTAAATCTTTTACATTAGCTTTCTTCGTTTCAAGTTCTGTAATCTTTGCTGTAGCTGCTGTCAAGTCTCCAATCTCTGCTTTGTCTGACTGGAGTTTCTTAATATAACCTTCATTAGCCTGCACTCTATCAGCAAGTACAGTAGTGAACTTACTAATCTGATCAACACCACTACTGAGGTCATTAAAGTCATCTGTTCTAACTGATGGGGATGATACGTTACCTGTCACTGTAGCCGTATGATTCTTTATCGATACAGATACTCTGTCACCGACGTTTGCGTTTGCAGTTGTCGAATCAGCACTAGGTCTTTCATCATCTGACAAAGGCGTTAACTGATCTGAGCCATCGAGTTTAACATACTTATTACCATTACCGTCTGATACAACGACACCGTATATGGTAGTCTCGCTACTTTTATTGTTTCCCTTATTGTCGTTAACAACTTTGGCAAATTGTGAAATAATATCGTAAGACAGCTCCATGACTTATCACCCCCATAATTTAGATGTGAATGTTGCAGTTTCAGATACAGGACACCCTTGAGTGCATGATATAGCCTGGCTAATAACTCTAGCTTTAATGTTTTTCATACCAGCTTTGGAGTAATTCAGTCTTACACAGTCTCCTACTCGTACCGGACAATAAGCATGTTTATAACTTATCTTGTATTCAATTGTTGAAAGGGATTTAAGTAAGCGATTTGCGTAGTCTTGGATTTGGGCTTGAGTAACATACCCTGCTAGATTTGGTTTTGTATCTCTGTGAATAATTTCTCTACCTCTATTTTGAATTGAGATAGGACTATTGATATCTTCGTTCTTAGCAATAGCTTGTTTATAATCATTGCCATATGAATATATAACTTCGACGACATTCGGTATTCCGTATAGATCATGATTCATTGTGATGTCAGGGTATAGAATTGAACTGTTGTCGTCATTATAAGTCCATACTGGCTGAAGAGACTCTATATCCTGTTTAGGGACAAATAATATCTCTCCTCGCTCAGTAAGGCCTAATTCATACTTAGCATTAGCTATAAGATCAATCACGAAACTTAACCATGTATCATCGGTGTTAGCAACAAAATCTTGATAAAGTTTTGGAGATGTGTCTTTGAGTCCACCACTGCTATCGGTCTCGTAAGTTGGTTCTACTTTTGCTACTGGAGCTCTCGCATTCTCCGAAACAATCTGATATGCAGCATCCATGATGTTAGTCCCTTTACGAATCGTATAACCAAGTGGTGGTTTTTTTTCTTTAAGTTCAATCAACGTTGTATAACAGTCCATTGATACATCTTTAACGATACCGTCGAAAGCGGTTTTCGGTGTCTGGCATAAAACTGTACCTAATGGAAACTTCTCTGTAAGTCCATTTTGAATTGTTTTAAGATAGCACCGAATGTAGCTTTCTCCGATTGATTTCGTGGCATCAATAGTGGCTGAACCTAATGTCTGAACGTCACTATCACGATCGAATGAGCTTCCTGTGATGATATCATCAATCTTCTTTACATCAGCTAGAGTAGTCGGTTCTACAGTATAATACTCGAATGATTGATCCATTGATTTTGTCCAATCAGGCAACTTACATTCCTCCTTCTACTCTAGTAATGTCAAGTGATACTGGTATTGTTAATTCTCGGTGTGTTGTACTAAAAGATACTTTCACATTAGCCCAGTATCCAAGTCCTGATGGTTCACGTACATAAGCATCACCAGCCCATATAGATAATCTTCGTAATGCGTAAATTGTTTCACTGTCTTCTCTATCGATTTCAACGTTCCAGTTAGATGTTTCGCCAAGCTGTGTACCATAGTAGCTTACTGGATGTTTTCGTCCGGCGTATTCAATCAACTTAACTTCGGTCTGTCGTTTGTCGTCTGTGTCAATGTTATATGGTAGTAAAAGCATTGAGCCAGACCAGTCCGGAATATCCATTTCTACTGCATCGGTCGTGTCAAATGGATTCCACGCTTCATCCCACTGAATGATAACTGCTCCTCCGTCAACTTTATAGCCAGGCATATCATAGAAACTAATAGCTCCTGTATGCATATCTTTTGCTACTAATCGATATCGGGCATAATCAAGTGATGGATGTGGGTCTGTTACAGATGTTTTATTATTAGGAATATTAGTAGCAATTTCTGTGAAACTACCATCATATTCTCTACGGTATACAGCTAATGATAGGTCTTCGATTAACTTACCTTCGCTATTAACACAATACGGACTGATAATAGCTGTGAATGTTTTTTTATCAACTGTAATATCAGCATCAATTTTATAACTCAAATCTTTCCAATTAACTGTAAATTGGTGTGACTGTTCAATAGTAAGCCCGTTATTCATATTCACTGTACAATAAACGGTATAGCTAATACCTGTTTCAAGGTCTATGTTATTAGCAGACATCTCTACTACTAGTGTTTCAGAAGTATCAAAATACTTAGAATACACGTCGTCACCTTTGTTTACAATTCTGTTTTTTCCAGTATCGTCTACTGTTTCGTAGCCACTTCCAGCGGCAACTCTTAAATGATATCCAACTGGCTTTTGGTATTCATAACTTGATAGTGATACATATCCACGAATATAGAACGGAAATGAGGTTAACGTAGTGATAAGTGTTCCGCCAGCTAAATCGCTCGTCATTGAGAGGTTTAGAGTTGGTTTTTCATAAATATAAATGGTACGTTCTACTGACCATGCAGTATTACTAAATTCATCGGTAACTCCTGCAGTACGAACCTTCCATTGAATTTTTGCGTTCTTGAACTTAGCATGGCTAGTATTTAAAGATACTCGCAACTGAC